CCTGAAATCATCAACAAGTTGTTCCTCACCCTCTACTCCAACCTGTATAATTTCCTCATCAATACTCTGGATAACTTGCTTCCAGAAGGGATAGTTTTTTGGATTTGGTTTACCATTGCGTAGTTTTTGAGCGTATGGTGAAAAATAATCATTTGTATAACTTTCTAAAAGCATCCTGTAAAGATTCTGTCCATTCCCATTGAGCCATTTTCTGATAAATATTCCATCTATCAATATTGCCAAATAATTCAATAGCTTTAGAAATAGGTTCACCATCAACAATTTCTGGGTAACAAGTAAATATCAATGGGTTTTTTAATTCATTAATAATAGATTTGAATACAACATGGTCTCCCATGCCACAATTCAATACCACAATAGTGCGGTCTTTATATTTAAGGAAGTTCTGGAAAATTTGTTCATCTTTATCATATAAAGCAGCATTAGTTTCGCTTCTAATACCACCAGTAGGATTCTTTAAATGCCATGTAATTGCATCAGGGATTACCAACAATCTATATCCTTTGAGATGCAATCCATAAGAGAATAAAGTCTCTTCCCTATGAGCAACTCTAGACAATCCTAAATGATAATCATTAATTCCAGCACGATATAAGAATGAGCAATATAAATGTTCTACTTGCTTAACACAATTAAGCATACCCCATTGGACATTAGGTTCTTTTTCTATATTTTCAATTAAACCAGTAGAGTTCAATGTTTGTAATGGGACTGGTGGAGTGATTACTGAGCCACCAACAGCACCAATGCTTTCACTCTTATATGCAGTAGTAGCATAAGTGTATAGTTCTTCTAATACATTAGGTTCTGGAATAGCATCATCATCGACACGCCATACCCAATCATATCCTGCTGTATTAGCTGCCTGATGAATATGATGCTGACCTTTTTTGCCTGCAAATTTCCACTCCCAAGGAACTCCTTTAACATCTAGCATATAAAATAGATGTGCGTATAGAAAGTCTTGCCTTAAATCTTTAGGCTCATCATTATCATCAAATATAACTAATTTATCTGGAAGTTTAGTCTGATTCAATATAGCTTGAATAACCATAGGAAGAGTAGAATGGTATCTTCCTCTCGTAGCAATAGAACATAAAACAGTTTCTTTTTTATCCCATGAGCCAATCAATAGATTACAATGATTTTCATTAGATAAGGCTTCCAGATACTTACTAATTCTGCCTTCTTCATTAATATAATTAAATTTAAAATTAGGGAAGTTGTATTCTGTTAAACCATGTAGCTTATGATGCTCACCCCAAAATCCTTTAGGTTCTTTATGCGGAACTGTTATCAATAAACGCTTGCAATGTTTCTTGAGCTTTTCAATAATCTCTAAGCCATTATCAAGATGCTCAATCACTTCAAATGCAATGATTGTGTCATATTGCTCTAATTCAAATGTATTGATGTCTGCATGAAAGAATTTAGCATTTGGATGCCAATCTTGTTGATTAGCTACATCAATAATACGCTTATCATAATCTATACCTGTGTAATCAACAACTCCAAGGAATTGAAATCCATAACCAGATGAACAGCCAATTTCTAATACTTTTTTACCAAGTATATTCTTAGCAGCCCATGAGTAACGAGCAGTTTCTCGGGCTTCTATTTCATCGCCCTTTAAGAATACTGCTCGTTCATAATTGTTTTTTAATTCGTGTTTATATTGTTCTATATCCATATTGTATTGTGTTGTGTTATTAAGTTTTGCGAATCATATCATACAATTCTTTAATTTGTAATTTAAGGCTCACAACTTCTTTTGCTAATTCAACAGCAGAAACAAGAGCAGCATTACCGTAGGCAAGGGACAACTTTCCATCAGCGTCTGTAAGAACTGTTTCAGGTAACAAATTTTGCATCCCTTGCGCAGACACACCAGCCTGAGTGGCATCCATATCTGTACGGTCATAAATACCAGATTTGACATTAGCAAGTTTTTCAATAAAGCCTTCTTGAACAGGTCTCCAGTTTTTCTTTAATGTTTCATCTGAGTAAGCTGTGATGTTGCCAGACATGGTTAAAGAACCACTGAAAGTCCTACCACCAGTATTTAAGTACTCAATCCAACTGCCAAAAGAATTACCAGTGATGTTTCGGGTTAACATCCTATTTGCATTATCTTCCCAACCCCAAGCTATCTGAGTACCCCAGTAGTTACTTGAGTTAGAATGCCGCATATTTTCAATAAACCACCAAGTGCCTCCAGGGTTATTTGTTACATTTGCATCATCGCCTTGGTATCTATATGTGCCAGCAGGCGTATTTTGGAAATCTGTGTTGTAGTTTCCTGATGTGCCAGTTCTTTGAATATAGTTTGAACCGTTTAACCAAGTAGCTGAGTTTGCACTTGTTGCAGTAGCAGCATTACCAGTACATGAAGCTGATGAGCCATTTATACTTCCAATGATTGTATTGTTGAAAGTATTTGTATTTGTCCAAGTATTAGCTGAACCTAATATAGATGAACCTGCTGCTCCACTATATCCAGAATAACCTGATGTTCCTTGTGCGCCTGTAGCTCCAGAATAACCTGAATACCCTGATGTACCAGTTGCTCCAGTTGAGCCTGTTGCACCAGTAGCTCCAGAATAGCCAGAATAACCACTTGCACCTTGGCTACCATTGATTCCAGAATAACCTGAGTATCCACTAGCACCTGTCGCTCCAGTAGAACCAGTTGCTCCTGTAGCACCTGAATATCCAGAATAACCACTTATCCCAGATGCACCATTAATTCCAGAATAACCTGAATATCCTGATGTACCAGTTGCTCCATTTAAACCTGAATAACCAGAAATTCCACTATAACCAGAAGCACCGTTAATACCTGAATAACCTGAAATACCACTAAATCCAGATATACCAGAATAACCACTCCAACCACTTACACCAGAACCAGAATATCCTGAGTAACCTGATACACCACTTCCAGAATAGCCACTAATGCCACTCCAGCCAGAGATACCAGAGTATCCTGACCAACCGCTAATACCTGAATAACCTGAGTAACCAGAAATTCCTGAGAAGCCTGAAATACCAGACCAACCACTCCATCCACTAATGCCACTAAATCCTGACCATCCAGAGATACCACTATCTCCAGAATAACCAGAAATACCAGACCATCCGCTTATGCCTGAGTAGCCACTATATCCGCTAATTCCACTATACCCAGAGAATCCACTTTCGCCACTCCATCCTGAAATACCAGAAAAACCAGAATAACCTGATACTCCAGAACCAGAGTAACCACTAAATCCTGAAATACCGCTATCACCTGAGTATCCTGAGATTCCAGAAAAACCTGAATATCCGCTAATACCAGACCATCCAGAAATACCTGAGAATCCACTAATGCCAGAATAACCACTAAATCCACTAATTCCTGAATCGCCAGAGAAGCCAGAGATACCACTCCAACCTGACCATCCAGACATACCTGAATCACCGCTATAACCGCTAATACCACTAAATCCACTATAGCCTGAAATGCCAGAATAACCTGAGTATCCTGAGAAGCCTGATGCACCAACTATCTGACCTGCATCAAACCATGCTGAACCATTCCATACCCATAAGTCACCATCGGAAGTAACGATATAAGCATCATTGACATGATTGCCAGTCATAGGCAAATCATCAACGGTAGCTACTTCACCTTTAATGACAATGCTAGTACCTTGTTGTCCGCTAAAGCCTGAAAAACCAGAGAATCCAGAAATCCCTGAATCTCCAGAATATCCAGAGATGCCAGAAAAGCCCGAGTAACCAGACATTCCAGAATATCCTGAATATCCTGAGTAACCAGAATATCCATACAATCCTCTATCAAGATTGATAACTTGTCTAGGAGTAGGAATTACCTCAACATTAATGTTATGAGTTTCTTGAACCTGTACAACAGTATCATTTACTTGAACATCGATATTATCAGGAGTACCTTTAGTGATTTTGACATCCATATTAGTTCACCACGCCATCAGAACGAACCAAGAACAATAAGAAGATAATCTTATCTTGAGCAGGGTTTGTACCATCAGACGGGAAACTAATCTTAATTCGACCACTAAAAGCAACAGGATTTTCAGCAGCGATATTTAGTTCTGGGTCTGAAGAAATAACATTCCATGTATCTTCATCAATAACTAATGTGAAATAACCTAGAGCATCATCACGATTGACGATAGGCATAGAAACCGCAGGTGGCTCTGGGTCATAATCTTTAATATCGAAGCTTAATCCAGAGCGAGTATCAACTAGATTGTAGACTTCTCTACGAATAATTTGAGCATCAATAGTAACGCTAGTTAGGTCAATAGGAAGACCGTCAGTAGTTAATTGGATATTCCAAAAGTCATTCTGGTTATATACAAGCTCGCCAGCAATACATTGATTGTTAAAACCACTTACTTGAGTGATTGTGTTCTTACTAAAAAGTGCCATGATAGCTCCAGATTCTCGGTAAATTAGCTCTAAGCACTCTCAGAGCCATGCTTCATGTAGTATTTTGTTTTATATATTGTACATTATTGTGCTGTAAAAACACCAATTTTACCTGTGCAATTTATTACACAAGGACTTTCTGCAAAGTATGAAGCTCCAGCAGGAAAACTATCAGAACCAACTAAATAATAATTTAATGGTACAGCTAATTGTCCAGCTAAAAGATTAACTTGACCATAAGAATCAATACATTCATAAGTTATTATTCTTCCTTCTTGAGATGCACATAAGAAAGATGTAGTCTCTAAAGCAGTATATTTATAAGATGTATTTGGTGGGAATGGTACATCTAAATCTGGATACCAGTCCGTTCTTTTTGCTGAATCGCCACTATATACATCATAATCAAATTCACCAACTTTGATATTCAAAGCTCCATTAACAACCATACTCCAATTATTAGTATTTTTAGGTAATGTTTTTGATGAATTTTCTATAATAAATTCTAAAGCATCATCTTTAGCAAAAATTATAGTATCTACAGTAAATTGTCCTACTATTGTTCTTTTAATATCTAACATATTAAGCCTTAACAGTTATTGTTTTTGGTATAGACATATCAATAGGTTCTATATCAATAAATTGTTTAATAATTTCTTGTTTTAATTCATCCCATCTAGCTTTAGCAGAAATTAAATCAGAGAAATATTCATGCTCTCCAGAAAAAGTATTAAATACTTGAAATTGGTCTTCTTCTGTAAAAGTATCTAAATCAACAGGCTGCCAAGAAGTATCTCCATTTTCATGTTCAATTTGCCTAACAGCAAACAATCTTTCATTTATTGTCATGATACTGCTCCGTATGCTCTTGATGAACTAGATGAACCACCTGTCCAAGTTATTGTATATCCATTTAATGCAACAGCTTTACCACCTGCTGTACCTGCATTTTGAGCAGTTCCACTTGGTGCTGTACCATTACCACCAACTCCACCAGCAGAACCACCACTACCGCCAGTCCAAGTTCCAGATGTTGTTCCACCGCTTGTTAAGTAACCAGTACCACCAGAAGCTCCCCAACCACCACCACCACCTGAAGCACCAATATTATAAGAACCTTTTACTGCATTACCACCCATAGCACCGCCACCGCCAGCACCACCACCTCTTCCGTAATCATAATAACCACCATCTGCTGAAACAGCTTTAGAGCCACCAGCACCGCCAGTTCCAGATAATATTCTACCGCCACCACCACCAGAAGCGTATGCACTAACCACATTACCATTACCACCAGAAGCACCAACACCACCACCAGAACCACCAGTTGTTTGTGTTTGAATATATCCACCAACACCACCACCAGCACCACCACCGCCAGCAGAACTGATGCTACTTACAGCACCAACACCACCAGCACCACCACCGCCACCAATATATCCAGATGTATTTGTAACAGTTGTACTAAATCCTAAAGATAATGCTAATGAACCTGCTGTAGCTGATGTAGCTAATCCACCACTACTATTATAAATAGCACCATTACCACCTAGACCCATAATGTAACCATTGTTTACCAAAGTTACAGTATCTCCAGATGTGCCACCAGACAATGTCAATCCAGCAGTTCCATTTGATGTTGAATATAAATAAATACCACTATTGATTGTGACAGTAATATCTGATTTACCAGCTACATATCCACCAAGAGATGCCACATTTAAAGAAGCATTTGCTGTATTTGAACTAAATGTGTAAGAAACAGTCGCTCTATTAGATTTACCATAAAAATTAGTTGGCATTGTAATAGCACCACTAGGAACTCCAGCCAATGCTCTTACATTAGTATCATTCAAACTAATTTGAGTTGTACCATTACCACCCAATTCAATTTCAATAGATTGTCCCGCTGTTGTTCCAGCAAGACTAATCTGACCTGAAGAATTCATTGTCATAATTAAGGAGTTCCGTAAGCTGAAATATTAGCCAATGATGTTATGCTTCCACCGCTATCCATTGATGCAATTAATGTTCCACCATAATAAAAACAGAGTTTTCCAGCGACTTCTTCAATAGTAAAATTAGCTGTTGCCAAAATTACAGCATTAGTCGCATTTGGTACGGCACCAGTTACAGCAGAGCCACTTAATTGTCCTGCTGAGTTTACATGATTTGCTAATTGGCTTAAATTAAATGCTTGTGTCATACTGCACCTGTCCTTGAGAAAGTTTGTTGTCCTAATACATTCAATGTACTTGTTGGTGAAGTCGCTAAAGTATAGCTTCCAGTTGTAACTGAATAATCTACTGTCTCTAGTTGCATAACACCATTATTATATAAGTTAAAGGCATTGGGGTCAAAACTAAAGTTATAATTTGATTGACCTATAACCGTATTAACATCCAAGTTTACTGGATTTCCGTTAGGCTGATTTAAGTTATTTTGAGACCATTGAATAATCTCTAAATCACCTGTTACTGCACTATTAAATGTAATTGTTTGACCAGTAATATTGTAATCAGATGCCATTACAGCAACACCGTTCAGGAACATAAATTCATATCCATTATTTAGGGTAAACCCTGATGCTGTATATGATGCCTGATTTGATAATGAAACCGCATTTCTTGTAAATGAATTATATGTCGCAAAAGTAGAAGAATTAATTGATTTCATGCTAATGATAGTAATAATATCCCCAGCAGTTCTTCC